TGTTTCTATTTCGTCAATTGTAAACGTCATCTTACCATCAACAGGTTGCATGAAGTTCGTCATTGTTTCTGCTCTGCTTATCTGAATGATATGCATTGCTGTAGTAATTGCGTTCATAGCACTACTACTTGGCACTATAACTTGCCATACATCTGGTTCATTAAATGTAGGTTTGTCGTCATGACTATCAATATTATAGAATGCCACTTGTACTTCATATTCCTTGTTAGGTACTTGAGTTACGTGTATATGATTCATAGTTTCCTTTCTGTCAGTTGATATAAAGGTAAACAACTGACAGAAGGAAGGTTGTGAACAGGGCTATGTACTTCTCCTTCCCCCATCAGTTGTGTACGTATATTGCTATCTTTGTAGATACTTCCACCTAACTACAGCACGCCATAGCATACAGTTCGTAGTATCTAATACATAAATAGCTTGTAACACACACATTGGCTCATAGAGTTACTGTCTTTTACTTTCTGCAGAAAGCGTATGTGCTACAAGCTATCTACATATGGTTATCACTTGCGTGATAGCTGGCTTAGTACTAATTCCAGCATGTAGATAGCCATGCGTTTCAGCCACATTTATTCATCACACCATGGTGATTTAACAAAAATTGTAGGTTTATGTCCTATCATTTTCTTAGCGTCAACTTTATCTATTATCTTATCTATTAATTCTATCGCTTCGTCCTTACTAACATCGGATTTAAAATAAAAATCTACAGTTAAACTGTTTTCATCTTGTTTTAAATTTTCATCAACATATTCATATATATATTCTGATGACATTATTCTGTTATCTCTCTAACTTTTTCATGCATTTCTTGCATTGATTTTTCATACTCATTGTATATACGTTCAGTATCTTCTGGTGTCCATGGATACTCTGATACACCATCACCATTACCTAGTTCTATATCCCATGAATTAACAATTGTTAAGTTAAATTTAATTGCTATATCATTAAGTAATCTAAATGGTTCTCCCCATGCTGAATCAAATTGAAATACAACTTCTCTACTATCTTTTGTAATAGTATCTGATATTAAAGTTGTATCACAATCACCCCATTTTGTACCCCAGTTAAGATACTGCCAGTCAATTGGTTGATATGTACCATAGTCTTTTACTAATCTATCTTTTACCATATCCATCATAGGTCTTTTGCCATCTTCGTCTTCATACCAAGCATCGTATCTTACACCGTCAATGGTCGCACCACCTTGGTGTATATTTCTTAAGTCATCTGGTATTGGATTGCATTGTGTAAAGTCATACCAACTTACACCTTTGTCATCAGTAACTTTTACTAAATCCAAAAAGTTCTGTACATTTTCTACAGAACCTGTTATTTCTACTGTATTATATGTCCAATTAGGCATATTATTCCTCCTCTTTTAGTGTTAACATAAATTCATTTACTTCTTGCATAAATAATTTTACGTCATCTGGTGCATCTAAATTATTTAGATGAATTGTAAAATCATTTCTAAATGTATCATTTGACAGCATTGCTGCCATAAGTCTACGCATTAAATCATTATCGTTAGCAGTAAAGTGGTCAACTAGCGTCATTTGCACATTACCTAACATATTGATTCTTTTGTTTATAGCTTGTAATTGTTCTTCTATACTCATAGTTTCCTTTCTTATATACTTCTGTCGTTGATATAAAAGTTAACAACGACAGAAGTAAACTAAGACTACCTAATGTTTCTAAAGATAAAGTTCTTTAGAATTACATAGTAGTCTTCAGCTATATTAATTTCTTCATTAGTTGGGTTAGCTGTATCCATCCAATGTTGATGTACGTGTGTTAGATATTCCGACATTAATTCGAATCGCATATCTTTCCTTCCATTAGCTATTACTCTGGCTAATTAGAATGGAATGTCTACGTAATCTGTTTCATTAGTATCTAATATCATATCAATACCCAAGAAATTAAGGTCATCATTATATTTATTTTCTGCCTTATCTTCATGGAACTTAATGACTGCGTTTCCAACTTGTCTTTTAAGTTGTTCCATATCATAGTCATTAAGTAATGGCATTAGAGTTTCTAATGCTTTACTAACTTCTACTATGTCCATAGTTTTTCCTTTCGTATCGTTGGCTAGGATGCATAGTTTGCTATTATTTTTTATCTCTCTCGCCATAGAGTCCTAGCCAGTAGAATAAATGGCTAACTTATTCTACGTTATTTATTCTTGCTGCACTAATCATTACCTACTAACCTACTTCATACTCCTATGGTATGGCTACTTTAGCTTTGGGTTCATAATGCAGCACTCTCTTTTTGTTAACGCAGTGTGCTATCTGCGAAAGTGTGTAGCTATCATCATAGCAACAGACTTTACTCTCCCTACATTATACAACATAGGGAGTGTAAAACCTATTGGTTTTTAATAGGGTGCAACTTCCTCAAGAACTTCCTCATTCTTGGTTTCAGCTACTTCATCAGTAGCTGGTGCAGATGCCTCTGCACTATCGCCAGCTTTCTTGGCGATATATGTTGGTGATTGCTTATGCAATGCTATTACCTCGTTTACATCAAGGTAAAGTGGAATTGTTTGCAAAGAACCATTAATGTATCTTTGCACGAATGTGCGTTCACGCCATTCGGTTAATGTTTTACCAGTAATTCCACACACTACTGGGTTCATTGGTTTTGACATAAGTACTCCTTTCAATATTCGCTTTATGTCTTGACATATATATTATCTATATATATCAGTCAGTTGTCTGACTCAAGAGTCTACAGACAACTGAGTGATACATATTATCTAAACATAAGTTTAAGTTGTTGTACCTTGGAAACATTACGCTTGGATACTTCCCAAGCATTTTCGCCATTAAGATACACTTTGGTCGAACACTCGCCATAGTGTATGTTTAATGGGTATGTTTTGCCATTGTTGGCTGGTTTCCAATAAGCGTCTTTCTTAAAGACGATTGGGTACATACATACTGTACATAGTTTTTTAGTTTTAAATTTATCCATTGTTATTCCTTTCTTTAAATAGATAAGATACTTAGTAAGTATCAGTCAGTATTCTGACACAAGTGTCAGCAGAATACTGAGTGATATCTACTAGGATTGCCAATTTAACCAATCACTTGGGGATGGTGTTTCATCTGTAAGTTTATACCAAAGCCAAACTCGGATTCTAAATCGCAAGTATCTAGGCTTTGATACAAACATACGCCACAGATGAAAACACATCCAATAGTATTTAGATTTAATTGTATTCATAGTATATCCTTTCTGTCGGAAGGCTGACTCGCAAGTCAGCAGTCTTTCGAACAGAAAGATATATTGTTATTGTATAGATTTCATAACAGTTCATAGGTATGTAATTAAACTACATATGGCTGTATTTAAAAGTATATACTGTATATATCCTTCTGTCCTATGGGACAGTAGAAGGATTATATACTGTATACATATAAAGTTTACATAAGCTATTGTTATTGTGTGTACATATTACATTTGACTACCATATGTCAATCTGACTGTCTACATTATTGTACGTAAGGTCTATAAAATATGCTGGTAATCTTTCGGAAGGCCCAATGTTTCTGGGCAGGAGCGGGCATAGCCTGTTTTTTTTGACTTAACCTTTTCTTAGTGTCCTTGGGTACTGCCTTTGCGTTTCTACGTTACTGTCTTGCCAGTCAGCAGCTTTTGATGTCCCGGTCACCACTTTACCTGTAACAAAATACTTGTGTTAAGTGTTTGTAATTAGAGCTACTATAACATATAATTCTCACTATACAAACATCTAACGAAAGATAGTTAAACAATGGTCGATACCGCAAGCAATGTTATCTGTATAGCAGAGGGTTGTAGGAAAAAATTAAAAGGGAAACAACGAAAATTTTGTTCTCCTACATGCCAGAAAAGACAGTTTGCAAGAGATAAACGACATAACAAGCAAGTTGAAGTAAAACCGATTAATATAGAACGTAAGTCTGACGAAGGCGACTACGCTTCTGTTAGACGAGGACAGTATTACCGAGCTTTCGTAAGCGAGGGAATAGCTGAACAAGTGGCCACTGGCGATATGGCAGTAGCTGACGCAGCTTCTCTCCTTGGTTGCACTTCGGCTACTGTCAGTCGCATGCTTGCTGCCTACAAGATAGATACTAGAAACCAAGTAGCAGCAGAAGATTGGGAACTATCTGAAGGTGCAAAACGTGCATTAGAAAATTTTTCGAACTTCCGACTAAGATACTTTGAAACAGAACTAGGAGAAAAGTATGACACTGCGCCTTTTCATACTAACTGGATAAATAACATTATAGATTCTATAGATAACGGTAAAGAGTTATTAATACTGTCACCCCCACGACACGGAAAAACAGAATTGTTAATACACTTTGCTGTATATCAGATATGCAAAAACCCTAATGTAAGGATTATGTGGGTAGGTGGTAACGAAGACATAGCTAAGAATGCACTATCTGCTGTACTTGATGTATTAGATACTAACGAAGAATTACAAGAAGATTTTTGTTTACCTGGTACTAGCTTTAAACCAGATAACAGGTCAGGTAAAAACTGGTCACAAAATCAATTTACTGTAGGTACAAGAACAGTAGCAGGTATTAAGTCACCTACTATGGTAGCTGTAGGTAAGGGTGGAAAGATTTTATCTAGGGACTGTGACATAATAATTGCAGACGACATTGAAGACCACCAAACTACTATGCAACCTGGTGCAAGAGAAAGTACAAGACAATGGTGGACAACAACACTATCAAGTCGTAAAGAGGAACATACAGCTGTTATTGTAATTGGGTCAAGACAGCATCCTGATGATTTATATAATCACTTACTTGAATCAGATAACTTTACAAGCATTGTAGAAACATCACATAGTTTAGAATGTGAAATACCAGAACATTTAGAAGATGAACATGTTGATTGTATGTTGTGGTCTAACAAACGTAGTTTTAAATGGTTAATGTCTAGGTTACGTTCTGCTGAATCTACAGGTGGTAGACAAACATTTGAAATGGTTTATTTTAATCAAGCATATGTAGAAGGTACGCAAATATTTACAATGAACATAATTGACCAATGTATGCGACCTGACTTAGTACTAGGACAAGTATATAAAAACTTATATCTTGTTGCTGGACTTGACCCTGCATCTAGTGGATATCAAGCTAGTGTGCTTTGGGGTATAGACCAGTACAGAGGTGAGCTTTATCTAGTTGACCTAGAAAATAAACGTGGCGGTGGTATTAGAGCTGCATTAGACCAAATGGCTGATTGGTTACATCAGTATGATGTTAGACATTGGATAGTAGAAGAAAACGGATTTCAAACTGCTATTAGACAAGATGCAGCTATAAAAGAATTTACATTACGTACTGGTATAACTGTACAAGGACATCTTACAGGTAAGAACAAACATGACCCACTATATGGTGTAGGTGCAATGGCTGACTTGTTTGAGGATAGAAGAATACATCTACCTACCGGTGACGGTATGTCAAATTCAAAAGTACAGCAATATAGGCAACAACTGTTATACTTTGATGGAAAACCTGTTTCTAAAAGAAATAAGGAAAAGACCGATATAGTTATGGCTAGTTGGTTTCCTATGAAGGTTTTTAGGCGTATGCAAAAAGAGCATGCTGCTGATATAGGGCTAGACTACAACCCTAGTTATGGAGATTACAAAATGACGGAGATGAACGAAGCACCATGGGCATAGAAAACTTAGACGTAAAATCTTATAAAGAAATTGTTCAGAATGCTGCTGAGCTTACATCAGGTAAGTTAGTTCAAGAAAGACAAGTACAGAAAGCTAGAATAAAAGCTATTTTAAATGGTGGTTCAGATGGTATAAAAGCATTACTAGGTAACACAATGGAAACCTCTGATGCTGACTTATTACCTGCACCTAACATGTTGCAGTCAGGTATTGACCGACTTGCACAAAAAGTTTCTGGAATACCTCAAGTTAGAGTAGATGTACCTAACGATAACGATTCTGCTAGAAGTAAACAAAGAGCAGAAAAACTAGAACGCATAGTAACTAACTATGATGATAAACAAGGTTTACTAAGTCAATTACAACAAGCATCAAGATGGTTACCAGGTTACGGTTACTGTGCATGGGTAATAACAACAAAGCGTGATACTAACGGTTTCTTTTATCCATCAGCAGAACTACGTGACCCTTATGATACATTTCCAGGTAACTTTGGTCCTGACCAACAACCTAGGGAAATGGCTGTTGTAAGACGTATACCTAGATATAAACTTGCACAGATATACCCAGAGTTTGCAGAACAAATATTAAAACAAGATGATGATGAAGGTGATGAACTCAATGGTGACTTAGCTGCACCTTTTATGTCATATGAAAATAACAGAGAACAAAACTGGGAAGATAATACATACTCTGGTGTAAGAATAATTGAGTATTACGACATGGGAGGTACATACGTTGTATTCCCAGAACGTAATATGATTTTAGATTTTATACCTAACGTACTATCTACACCACCTTTTGTTTTTATGAAAAGAACATCTTTTGACCAACTAAAAGGACAATACGACCACGTAATAGGATTAATGGCTATGATGGCAAAAATAAATATTATGTCAGCTATAGCTATGGAAGACAGTGTATTTACAGAAACAAACATATCAGGTGAAATAGAATCAGGACAATACCGTAAAGGTAGATTTGCTGTTAACTATCTATCACCAGGTACACAAGTTTCTAAACCAATGAACAACATACCTTATCAGTTGTTCCAACAAGTAGATAGATTAGAGCGTCAACTTAGAATGGTAGGTGGTTATCCTGTAACTGACGACTCACAAAGCCCTAACTCTTTTGTAACTGGTGCAGGTTTATCTGAACTTAACAGCACTATGTCACTTATGATTTCTGAATATAGAGATATTATCAAAACAGCTATGGTACAAATGGATGCCAAGAGATTAGAAATGGATGTAGTCCTATCTTACTCACAAGGTATATCTAAAAAACCTATGGCTGGTTTCTTAAATGGTTCTGCATTTTCTGAAAACTATCAACCACTTAATGATATAGGTGGCGACTTTAAAACAAGACGTATCTATGGTGTTATGGCAGGATTTGATGAGCCACAG